TTGTTCCCTTTTTAATAGCCACTTGCCCTCCTGAGAATTACTAGGTGGATGGAAAAATGCTCTTGCTCCACAAGACATGCAATACATTTCTAGATTATTAATTTCTGAATACTGTCGATCAAGGAACATTCTACCTTTGCATCTTTTACAAAAAATCATTAGTTAGGTATACCTATTGCAATAAGGTTGACACCAATACTTGTAACTCCGCTAACATTAAACTTAACCAATCCCTCTATACTTGATGTAGTTATGCTAGTTAATACAATGCTGACATCGCTTTGGCTGGAAGATGAAGTTCCAGTGCTAATAGCAGTTGCTGTTGCAACTGGAGCAAACTTAAATTCCGTTGGAAAAGAATAAGAAAATGGAAGACTTGATCCCGCAGTCTGGGTTACACCATTTGTAACTTGAACATACCCACCAATAATTCTTGCTTCTGAAGTTTTGACGCTCTGCTTTCCTGCATTTGGAGTATCCACTGTAACATATTTGTTTATAGATGTTGAAGCCTGAGTTGATAAATCATTAACAGCCTTAACAATCTGATATATGTATGTTACGTCTAGTGGTTGTCCTCTTTCGGGTACGGGTAAAATGGCCATAATATAATTATACCAGATCAACCGTTCCAGAGTCGTAAATCTTTAAGTCTGTATTTAGTTTTGGATTTATTGAAGATACCTGTACGATTACACGAACTGAGGTTGTTCCAGTATTTGAAAACAAATAACTTGTCGATCCAGTTGTTGTTTTGAAAGTTGGTTGAATAGAATCGAACCCAATAAAAATATCATATAGTATTTGTGGAGAAACATTCCCAGATGACCAATTTACCAAGATTGTGTTTGACTCAATGTCTTTTTTTACAGATCCAATACCAAGACTAAAACTTTGAGACTGAACAAGAAATACTGGAGAATAAGCCGATTTTCTGTTTTTGTCTTCTGCAACTATTCTAAACCTTACAGACCTATCATTACTTGATGATGGCTTTCCCAATAAGTCTTTTTTAATAACAACATTTTTAATTCCAGGATCTGGCGTGATTGACATAATTAAACATCCAACGCAAATCTAAACTCAATATAGTTTGTGGTATTCGCTGACTTTATGATTGGCCTTTCGTCTCTATTTTTTATTACAGAGTACCCAGTTAATCCATACAAAGAATTTGTAGATGTAACATTTTCCAGTCTTAGTCCATCTAAACATAGATAAAAAGAGTCTGAAGCAATACCAGACTTAGTTATCTGTGCATAAATTTTTGATAAAGAAACTTGCTCCCATGAAAAAGATGTTGTCTTCTTTATGTTTTGAAATTGTTTTCCTGAAACAACATATCTATTGTTTGCAAGATTTCTTTCGTCTGTAGACACGCCAGCAACAAATGCCTGATCGTCAATGTCTACCTGAAACTTTGCATACTCGTTAGTTCCTAATGGTCCAACATGAGAAAACTCAATTAAAATCTTTACATTGTCTGGAACGGTTGGAGCATCTTCGATTTTGTTTGCAATAGAAAATGCCAGTCTTAACTCATCAAGTGGGCTATTCTTTGAAAAATTAACAGATGGACTGTCTAATCTTATATAGTCAGACGTCAAAGATGCCTGCATTTCTCCTTGACCATTGACTGTAATTGTTGATGTGTCTCCACGCATAACAACTATATTATTTAAAAACCTGCATCTTTCATTTCTGCCTACCCTGTCTGGTGATGTAAAAATTCTGTTATCTGCATTTGTTGCAAAAACTTTTTCTGTTATTCTTATAGTTCCATCTTTTTCTTCCCCATCCAGTGGTTCTTCTTTAATAGAAATAACAGAAGGAGATCCTCCTGCTTGACTATATTTCCAGTCATCGGTATCGGTAAAAGAGTACACGTTCTTGCTATCAAAGGCCCCTGCTACTGGATTTGATGCTGCAGAAAATATTCCAACCTCTGTAATCTCATATCTTTCTTCTGTTGGTAGTTCTGCTGTAAAGACTATTTTAGACAAGCCATCTTCATCAACAAATCCTCTAGATATAATTGGCATACGTAGCATTTCAAAATCTAAAGTTTTTTTATTTTTTATTTCATCTAGTTCTGAACTACTAAAATTGTAGTCATTTTCTACTGGCTTTGGTCCGCATCCTATAGCGATATGAGAAGCATAAGACGTGGTCTGGCCAACAAGGTACTTGGCCAAAAGGTTTTTTCCTGTTTCAGTTATCATTAGTTGCTCCTCTAGTATATTGTATCATTAGTATCATTATAAGCATTTCCAGCAGACAATATTTCAACCTCTACCTGCTCGCCTTCCTTTATGTTTATTAGATTAATTACAAGATCTCCGCTTATTGGGTCTATATATATGGACTTTCCATTATAAACTTTTACTCCCCCGACTAAATCATATCCGTTTCCATATCTTGGAAGATAGTTAGGAATTGATATGGCTAATGATTTAAAAAATGAGTCAGCAGATTGTAGCCTTAAAATATTGTTTGGATTATATTGCAAGTAAAGATCTGTTAGGTTTTTTATTGGTGTATAAATTACTGTTTGACCATTTACCAAATCATGTCTAGATATTGTTGCAAGTTCAAAACCACCTATATCCTCAAATATAAGGTCTGTCATTATTTCAATAGCAACAGCCTGTTCACCAAATATCAATAGATCTGGAGTTGCAATTTTTACAGAATCGGAAGTGCTAGTCTTTATTGGATCTGGAATACCTGCTGTTGCTGGCATACTTGTATCTGCCACTATACCACCTCGCTTAAAAATAACTGCATTTCTGGACCACTCGAATTTCTTGAAAAATCAATATTGTATACAACAAACCTATTAGAAGAGTCTGCAGCAATATCTATTCCGTTTTCTTTATAGTCCACACTTACTATGTCTCCAAGTTGAATTGTTGGGATAGAAAATATTTTAACACCCAAGGCCTTTCTTGGTTTTGATATTTTTGTAACAATCCATTTCATAAGTTCTGATGCTTCATCCTGTGACTGAATATAAGCAGCATCTAAAGAAAAATCTTTTTTGCCGTGCTGCATACGACTAAACTTAATATCTTCATAGTCTAGTTTAAATTTAAAGGGATTTGAGATTAATGTGTCTGCTACAAATTTTGGATCTGACATAATACTGTTTTTGTCAAAATATTGATCAACTGTCAAAGTGTTGTTTGACTGTTGAGTAAATGTAATTCCCTGAATTCTCAAATAGTTTCCACTAGTCTCATCTAAGTTAAGAGCAGTATCTGTTGCATTAAACACTAAGAACTCTGCGCCGTATGAACCTGCTCTAAATCCAGAAATAACAAATCCTTTTATTTTATTAAAAGTTGGAGAAATTTTTGCAGTAAGTGCTGGGAAAGCCTTATCATATTTAAAATTAAATTCTGCAACTTCTCTCATAATGCTTCCAAACTCTTCAAAATAAATATTATACTTTGGTGGTTCTGAAGATCCAATTCCAGTAAGATAAGTATTTTGTATCAAACCACTCATAGCATACTTTCTAAACGAATTGCTTGCGTCAATATCAGAGTCTGCAAAAATAGAGTTGACTGGAGTTCCCAAAGAGAATGATGTGTTCTGAGAATAGTTATTGCTTAGAGCATAAACATTTTCAAACATTGCTCTTGAAGAGCCCCTAGTAAACAAAGCAATATTTGAATACGCTGGCAATGGGTCTATGTCATCTACTGTTTTTACCATAGTTCCATTTATGTATAGATAGAATCTTCTTGTATTTCCTATGTCTTCGTATTCTACGGCTAAATCATATACCGTCGGATTTTCCTCAGCAAACATTCTTGACTGACCAGTAAACCTACCATCGTCTACAATAATTTTAGCCAAGCCCTTGTATAGGGTTAGTGGAATTGCTTTTCCATTATCAGACTTGACCTTATAGAATAAAACATTGTGAACATTTTGTTTTTCTTTTTCTGATAATTTGTTTAGACCAAGTGCTGCAATTTCAAAATAGTATCCAACGTTAGTTGTTGGATTTAGCATTACTGCTATTCCTCCTGAACCTCCAGAGATTGTAACATTTTTATCTGGGGTAGATCCGTTTACAACATAGTATGATGATGCTCCGTTAGCAGTTTGTCCACGATCACTGTTGTTCTCAATTTTACCAACTAGTCTTATTCTAGTTCCAAAATGTTTGTATTGTTTATCTGTTAAAGGTTTATGAACATAGGAGATAAAATCTCTTGGTTTATCTTTTGTTGTAAAATTAGGACCAGTTAAAGAAAGTGCTGATGCTTGAACAGATCCAGGAATTTGCTGAGTTTCTGTAGTTATTTCTCCTGTTAGAGAAGTTGATAAAAAGTTTTTAAGAAGTCCTGTTCGTGTTGCAGTTCTAGCCAAGGCATCTGATGACGCTCCGTTGGTTATTGTTTTTCCTGCAGCAGCAACTGTTGTTTGTGGCAAATCAGTTTTTGTCTCAAACAAATATTCTGAAGCCATATAGCATCCTTTTACGTTGTCATCAGATTTCCAGTAATTAGATATACCAGCAGAATGCTCTACAACTGTTGTTCCAAACTGGCCACGACCATGCTTTGCTACTGGACCATTTTTTAACTTTATGATACCAGGCATCTGTTCATAGTTTGGCACAGAATAAATTCTTACAAGGCCAGTGGGATAGATCTTTCCATTAAATGGCAACTTAGAGAAGTAGTTCTGATATTCTTCAACTGATGCTATCCAAACATTTCCAAACCCAGTAACGTTATACTGAACTGCATCGTACTTTATAACCTCTCCACCAGAGTAGAAGTATCCATTGTATCTTGTGATCCAGTATACTGCTTCTCCTAGGCTAAATGTGTTATTTATTACGATACCGTTTTTTACTTCTGGAACTTTATCTGATAGATTAGAGTTTAAAGGTATTGCAGCAAGGACATAAGAGGACTGTGTTCCGACTTCATTATTTATTGACTTTGTGTTTTCAGTGCCAGATACTTCCCAAAGCAGGGCTGGCTTATAGACATACATTCTTTCATCTTCTAAAAGACTTGCCTGCCTTAAAGTTCCTATAGACCTTTGAATATGTCTTACAGTATAGTTTATGGATCCTCCGTTATATACGGCATTTGATTCATTTGATACCGAAATAATGTTTGCTAGTTTAGCACCTTCTAAAGTGTTGTTTTTAATTTCTTTATCTTGATACAGGTCGTTAGTTCCTTTAAGTGCAAAGGTGGTTGGTCTCTGCTCTTTGGTTGGCATTATGTAGTCCTTGCTCATCATAACAAAGTTATTGTACTCATCAAAGAACATTGCTGTTTGTGTTGATACTGCCAAATCCTGTAATACCTGGGCAACGCTTTTGTTTGGAGAGACAAAGAAAAATGGCATGACCATTTCTTTTTCATTAGAGATTCTTCTAAAGGTATAATTAGAAAATCCAATGCTATCTAACAAAAGAGATACAGCAGAACTAACAGAAACTTCTGTCATTAATATTTCTGGCGCAGTAAGTGATTCTAAGTACCAATACATATCTCTTAGCGATATAGCAATTTTTTTATTTACCAAATCTGCTTTTGGAAAAGAATCAGAATAGAGAGTTTTCATAGGAACCCAATAGTCCCATCCATCAACGTTTATAATAATTTCATAAAACTTAAACTGCACATGACTGTCTACATACTTTGATATAATGCTTGATGGATTATTTTCATTAAATGCTTGGTCGTGATCAAAGATGTTAACACTTCCGTTTGACGCAACCAACTGTCCTACTGGCAAACCACTTAGCCCTAGATCTGAAGCACTCTTGTTAATTGAGTAGTCTAGCACCTTATCGGAAAGATTCATTGCAAGTCTTGGAGATATTTCAATAAGATCAAATGTAGAATCTTTCGATGTCATTGAATCTACAACAATTCTAATTCCAGAAATATACTCAAACTCTCTGTACTTAACCTTTTTATCTAAAGAGTTTATGAATTTGTCTGGAGATGTTGCATCGGTAAGGAAGTTAGTTAGTCTGTCAACAGTTTCGTCTTGCACATACCATCCGTATTTTGGAGTTATAATTGTATAGTCTACGCCATCCCATATATGATATTTTCCTATATCATTTTCATTTTCTTTAATAAGGTATGCATAGCCAACAACAGACTGCTCAGGAAGTAGTGTGTCACTTGAGTATACCTCGGCAAAAACAAATGTGTTTATCCATTCTTCTGGAACAATAAATCCATATGAGATTTCCACATAACCATCGCTTTTGATAATTGCAGAACCATCTTTTCTTCTTTTTGATGGGTCAAAAGAAATAATGTCTTGCCAATTTCCTTCTTTTAAAAATTGAATTTTCCATCTGCTTGGAACTTTTTGATTTACTTCTCCATAAAATGGATCAGCAAAAGAACCTGTTGAGGATGAAAATGGGCCAAGGTCTTCTGATCCAGTGTGCGTTTGCATCTTAATAACAACTCGGTTTGTTGGCACTTGTTCTTTGTATACTACGAAAGGACAAGCATCTTCGATAGAGTTTTGAGCACCACTTACTTTGGATGCAATTCCATATTCTTGACCAGACTCAGTCCTGTATGATGTCCAGTACTTAAACTTGTCATTTTTTTCTGGCATGTAGTATCTAGGTCTATCTGCCATAAACATATTTGGGTAGTGTAGTTTTCCGTTTTCAAAATATACAGCCTTGTTTATTCCAGACCTTGGTCTAAATTTTTCAAAACAACTTTCTAAAGAATATAGAGTTTGGGTTTTTTCTTTTTTAGTTAAGAATGTAGTTGGCGTATTATCATTTTCAAAAGTGCCATCTATTAAAACATCAGCGTCTGTTGCTCCTGTATAAAAATTTCCATCATCATTAATATCAAAACTTGTTGGCAAAGAAGAGTATATAGAAGATGTTTGTGTTGGACGATACCTATAGTTTCCAATGTGCTTAATATTGTTTGTTCTGTTCATATTTAATTCTGCAATAACTGCTGACTTATTTCTAACAGTATCAGCAGTCTCTAAAAAGGCTTGCAAGTCTTTGTCTTCAAACATTATACTTCTTCCAAAGTTACTGAGACATTCCAATAGTCAAACTTAGTCCCTCGTTTTTCAACTGAATAAGAAAAGTCACTAATAAACATTTCGATTAACTGGTTATATTGCTGAAGGTGATTATATGGTTCTTCTGTTCCTTTAAAGATTCCTTTTCTGTCATATGCAAGAAATACCCAGAAAGATCCTTTATGCTCATCATACCATTCAAGCATATCGGCACCACCAGCACCACCATCTGTTGTATATGACTTGTTTGGAGACAAGCCATTTACTGTGTTAAATGTTGGAACATCATCATGAGACCTAGAAGGGATAAGGGTCCAACTGGTGCTCAAAGTAAGTTTGTCTGCAATATGATATGATCTCATGCGACCATTAATCATTCTTTCACGCTTTTCAATTCTTTCATTTTTAAATTGTAAAGTTTGTCTGTTGTCATCAGTGATTAATAAGAATTGATCTAGCAATGCTGGATCATCAACATCTAGTGGGTCCGACCCAACTTCATAGCCATTAGGAACATAAAGCCCATTTTGAAGAGTTCCAGAATTTTCTGACCAGAGCATACCACTAGGTCTATTATATTTTTTACGACCCAGCATGTAGGATACTCTACGGTCTACTTCTTCCTCAGCCATTTAATGACACTCCTCTAACTCTTCTGCCTTCAACATTTTTAATTGTCGACATAACTGCCTGTGCAATCTCATTAGGGTTTGCATCAGTCTTGGCATTTACAGTTAATGTATATGTATTATTATACACTGTGCCACCTACTGACTCCCCATTGTTTAATGACTTCATTGTATTGATACCGTGAGTATCTACGGCATACTTACTCATTACAAATTCTCCTGGAGCAAGCATTGCTGGAACAATGTCTTTTCCTATAGCAAAACCACCTGCAAAGAATTTAATTGGGTCAACCATGCCACCTTTTGCAAGTTTTGTTGGACGACCACCTGGATACTTTGCGGTAAGTCTATTCATTGCTGCGCCTGCTAGTCCGTGGTCTCCATCAGCACGAAGTCTTGCTACGCCTGCCATAAGAGCATCATAATCTTTTTGCTTTGCTAAAAGGTCTCTCTCTGCTTTTTCTGCTGCTGCTTTTGTTGTGGCTATTTTTGCATTTGCTCTTAAGTTTACTTCTGATGCAGAGTCTGTGCTGCCTTTTGTATCTGATCCAGCATATCCCTTGACCCAGCCATTGGTATCACTCCAGCCATAATCTCCTACAGGCTTAGGTGGTTTCTTCCATCCACCCTTACCGTCAGAAATCCAGGCCTTTCCAGGTTGTTTTACGGCTGTATCAGTTGTTGCACCTGTTACTGCATTTGCTGCTGCATTGTCTGCTGCTACGCTTGCTGATGCTGCTGCAGCATTTGACTCAACTGCTGCTTGTGCATCTTTAACAGCAACTGGTGTTGAGTTGTACTCTTTAAGTTTAGCAAGGATGCTTGTCCACCTTGATTCAATGTCAGCACTTACAGCAAGCAACGCTCCAAGTTCTTTATTAAAATTCTTAGCAGCCAAAGAATCTGCATCAATCTGGGCTTTTATTTTTTCCCATTCTAATTTGGTCCTACCTAAAACTGTTTCATTTGCAACCATTAAGTCTATCTCTTTTTGTATTAAATCATTTGCAGCAGATAAATCTGCAATCTTATCTTCCAAGGGCTGAAGTTGTTCTTTTTGTTTTTTAAGAATCTCATTTTGTTTGTCTCTAATTTCAAGAAGTTTTGCTTCACGTTCTTCTTCTAGTTTATAAATTAAATCTTCTTCGTCTCTAATTGCTTTAAGAATCTCAACTCGTCTTGGATCAGTTTCCATTTGATAAAGTGCTTGAGAATTTAAGAATTGCGCTTCATCAATTTCTTTTTGAGACAAACCAGTCTGTTCTCCACGAAGACCCTTAATCTCATTTTCTCTAGACTGTTGTAGGGCATCTGCTGTTGCTGTACCAAACCTTTGTGCTGACTGTGCACGGGCTTCTTGTGCTGCTCTTGCTGCTGCTGCGATATCTCCGCTTGTTAATGCACCTGCAATATCGAGTTGGCTCTTTTGTTGATTTGTAATTTCTTCATTAACTTCTGCAACCTTAGCAAGAGCCTCTGCCTGCTTGTCATATTCTTCGTTAATTTTTTCTGCCTGATTTGCCATGATTGCAGAATCATTTGACATTATAGCATTTACCTTATTGATTTCCTCCATGGCACGATCACCAAATTCTGGATCCATCTCCAAAGTTCTTTGATGATCACTAATTCTTTCTTGTGCATCTTCTATAGGCTGTGTATAGTTTAGTTCAATATCTTGTTCTATATCTCTAATTTTACGATTAATCAATTCAATCTCTTGTCTAAATTTATGTGCTGCTATTTCTGCTTCTTGAATCTGCTTCTGGTTTGCATTAAAGGTATTAACCTTGGCAGTTGTTCTTGGATCTGCCCCTGTTCTTAGCAGGCTTTCTTGAACAGCAAACATCTCGTCTACAATGTCCATACCAGGCTGAGCAGCCTCTTTTAGTTTTCCAGAGTTAAAGTTTACTTGAATATCAATAATTTTTCTAGCCTCAATAGAGTTTAGGTAGTCTGCTATTTCTTTAGAATCAACCTTTCCATCCTTTAAGTCTTCAATCAAGTGTTTTGCAAGTGCTGGGTCATTTAAAACTTCAGACATCTGATCTGCAGAGAATCCTGCCATCTTCATTGCTGTTCCAAGTTTTGGCATCTGCTCAAGAAGTTTAAACTCTTCATTAGCCTGAATCATTTTTTGACGAAGAGCAAATCTTTCTGTTTCATCTGTAGCCTTTTTAAGATCTTCAATATATTCCTTTCTTTCTCTACTTCCCTTTTTGCCAAGGGAACCAGATGCAATGGCTGCTGCAAGGGCTGCATCCTGAACATGCTCTAGTGCTTCTGTTGCAGTTGCGCCTTCTGAAATTAAAATCTTAAAAGCCTTCTCCTGATTTGCAACTTGCTCTACTGCTTCCCTATTAACAACGTTAGCCTCTCCTACAATAGCCTCGTTGTAGGTTTTCATTGTATATTTGCCAGTTTTTGTTAATCCTTCAATGTTTGCCTTTGTTTTTGGCTTACCTTTTTTAAATTTAAATATAGCCTTCTTGCCTGTAAGTTTTGCTATTTCATTAAAGTCTTCAGCAGACATACCCATAATCATATCTCTAAATTCTTTTGGAACCTTCATATCAATCATTCTTTGCTGAAGTCCATCAAAGGCCTTAAATGCCTTATCCATATCTTTCTTTATTTTTGGATTACTAAACGCAGCAAGCATAGATTGTAGTGGTTTGGTTGCATCAAATGCTCCATCACGAACATTCTTAATTCTCATTGCTAGGCTGTCAAGGAAGTCTAGAGGATTCTTTCCATCTCCCTTTGGAGTTGCTGGAGGAACATTTGCTCCAAGAGAAGTTGTTCCTCCTACTCCTGGCATTTGAAGTTTTTGAACTGCAAACTGACCATCTGATAGCAAAATTAGTTTATCAATTTTTTCCTGCAAAAGTTTATCAAATTCAGGACCTGCAGTTGATATTTCTTTTTCGTAAGCCTCAAGCAAAGCCTGCTCGTGCGCCAACTGACGAATATCTTCTGTACGCTTTTTCTCATTTACAGATCCTTCATACATAAA